CCCATCGAGGACACGCGCAAGGATTCCCGTCTTGCGGCGAGTGCGCGTGATCAGCACGACGCGCTGCGTGCGTGGTTCCTGACCGGCGCCGGCCCCGAAGTCAACGTGGACTCGCGTCTGTCCGCTGCGGCGAAGCGGATCGGGATGGACCTGAACAAGCGCAGCATTAACCTGCGTCTGGCGGGAACGGCGCTCCAGTCGGAGCGGCACGAGGACATGCAGCGGTGGGAGAAGTTCCACAGCGAGGAACGCGCCCTCAGCGGTCCGCAGTCCACCACGTCGACCGGCGGCTACTCGATTCAGGACGCCGCGATGCGGGAAGTCGAAGTGGCGCTGCTCCAGTACGGCGCGATGCGTCAGGTGGCGCGCGTGCTCCGTACCGACACTGGCGGGCCGCTCCCGATCCCGACGGTCAACGACACCACGAACGTCGGTGCGCTGATCGCGGAAAACACCACGGTGTCCACGCAGGACATCGCGTTCGGACAGCTCGTGCTGGACGCCTACAAGTACACCTCGAAGGCCGTGCTGGTCTCCGTCGAACTGATGCAGGACAACAGCGTCAACCTCGGCTCGCTGCTCGGTTCGCTGCTCGGTGAGCGTCTCGGCCGTATCACGAACACGCACTTTACGACCGGGACTGGCACGGGTCAGCCTAACGGTGTCGTGGCGGCGGCGACGTTCGCTCAGGCGGCGACCGGCAACACCACGGCGATCACGTTCACCAACCTGATCACGCTGTATCACTCGCTCGATCCGGCGTACCGCAACAGCGCCAGGTTCATGATGAACGACAACAGCATCAGCAAGATCAAGCTGATGTTGGACTCGCAGGGCCGGCCGCTGTGGATTCCGGGTCTGGTCGATCGTGCGCCTGACACCATCCTCGGCTCGCCGTACACGATCAATCAGGACATGGCCTCGATGACCATTTCCGCGAAGTCGATCCTGTTCGGGGCGTTCGACAAGTACCTGATCCGAGACGTGCGGGACATCACGCTGCTGCGACTGGACGAGCGGTACGCCGAGTTCCTCCAGGTGGCGTTCCTCGCGTTCCTCCGGACGGACGGTGACCTGCTCAACGCAGGCACCACGCCGATCCGCGGGTATCAGAACTCGACCTAGTTTGCTGCAGGCGGCGGGCTGGACGCATGTTCTGGCCCGCCGCATCTTTCCAGATTCAGTTCTGAGGCACATGTCCCAACTCCTGAAAGCATTCTGTGTCCGCTACGCACCTCGCGTCCGTGCAAACGGCGTGGTGATGCTGACGCACGATGGCGATCCTCTCCTGGCGGCGGCATTCAAAGAACTCGGGTGGTCTGACCAGAAACCGGAACACGCCATCAACCTCAACGAAGAGGAGGCCGCGACGGTTCGCGATCATGAACGGGCCGTGATCAAGCGTCCGAGGATGCGATGAGCGCGCAGTGGCAAGTGTCGGTGGCACCGACGAGTGAGCCTGTCTCTCTGACGGAAGCCAAGCAGCACGCCAAGATCACGCAGACCAACGACGATGCGACATTGCGCCGCTACATCCAGACGGCCAGAGAGACGGCCGAGGACTACATGGGGCGCGGGTTGTACACGCAGACGATGGTGTGCAACCTCGATGAATTTGACGATCTGATCTGGCTCCCGCGAGCTGCTCCACTGCAATCGGTCACGACGGTGAAGTACTACGACACCGCGGGCGTCCAGCAGACGTTAAGCGCGACGTACTACACCGTGGACACGGTGAGCCGTCCAGGCCGAATCGTGAGAGCCGCGAACCAGTCATGGCCGGCGCTTCAACTGCCGCGCTACGCAGGTCGGATCGAGATTACCTACGTCGTCGGGTTCTCGACAGTGGCGGCGATTCCTGAGCGCATCAAGCAGGGGATCCGGATGTACATCACGCACCTCGACGGAGATCGTGAAGGCGCGGGCGAGATCCCGGCGGGTGTCAAGGCGTGCTGGCAGGACAAGGTGGAGTGGATCGAGCCGCAGTGCTGGAACGACCGATGAAGGTCGGACGCCTCAATAAGTGGGTCACGCTCGCGCAGGGGCCGCAGGACACGACGGATGCGAGTTTTGAGGCGTTGGACCCCGAGGGCGTCTGGGCTGGTATCGAGCCGTTGTCCCCGACTGGCGACGGCAGGACCATCAACCACCTCGTGACGATTCGGTATCACTCTGGCGTGACGATGGACACGCGAGTCCTCTACGGCTCTCGGTCGTTGTTCGTGAAGGGGTTTCAGAACGTGAACGAGCAGAACGACGAGATGCGTCTACTGTGTGAGGAAATCATCCCGTGACCTCGCCAGAGATTAGCGCCGCGGTGGATCGCGTGCAGGCGGCTGCGTTGGCACTGGACGCGGCGATCGAGCAGCAACGCCAGGCAGTTTTAGCCGTGGAGGCGTCAAAGCTGGCCGTGAAAGTCGCGCAGGGCACCTACGACAACGAGCGCGGGATGCTGCTCTCGGTCGTGGTCAAAGTCGTGATTCCGGACAAGGTGTGATGGCGAGCGTCAGGATGGAACTGCAAGGACTCGATGAGCTACGGCAGCAATTGCGGCAGTTGCCGGAAGACCTCGCGACGGAGGCCGGCGAGATTGTGCTGGCCCATGCCGAAGCGGCGAAAAGAGAAGTTGAGACTGGCTATCCGACAGGACCGACCGGCAACCTGAAGCGTGGCGTGTCCGTCCAGCGCAATCGCTCCAAGGTGACGACACAGGCCATTGTCCGGAGCAAGGCGCCACACGCCTACATCTTCGAGAAGGGCACCGTCAGGCGGCAGACGGATAAGGGATTGAACCGCGGGCGTATGCCGGCGGCGCGGGAGTCTGAGCGGGCGATCCCGAAGTTCATTCGAGCGCGGGCGCGGATGGTCGAGGCGTTGAAGGCACTCGTGCTGAAGCACGGCGCGAGCGAGGTCGTATGACGTCAACGCTCACGATCTGCGTACCGACAATCGGTCGTCCGTCGCTGCGGCACACGCTCGACTCGATACGCCGGCAGAAGCTCGTGGCTGGCGATCGCGTGCTAGTGGTGTTCGACAGCCATGGGCATGGGCACCACTACGACTTGCAGGAACTCGTTGAGGGCTACGGCTTCGAGTATCACGAGTTCGACGGCGGGCGGCATTTCATGGGCAACCCGCAGTTCAACCACGGGATGACGCTGGCGACCACGGACTACTTCTGCGGCCTCGGCGACGACGACGTGTACGTAGACGGTGCCATCGAGCGGTTGCGGAAGGCGCTGAAGCCAGGCCGCGTCCTCCTGCACCAGTTCTATTCGCCGCTGTTCCAGATCGGTCAGAGGGCCTCACGGTTCGTGCTGTGGGACGAGCCGAAATTGCAAGTCGCGCACATCTCTGGCTGCTGCATGGTCGCTCCTACGGCCTCGCTGGTGCCGGTCAAGGACGACGAGCGCATCGAAGTGGACTACGAGTGGATCGTGGACACCGTGGCGAAGTCAGGCAAGAAGCCGGTGTGGATGCGGGACTGCCTGATTATCGCGCGGCCGGATCTGAGAGACGGCGAGCCGGTCCATCGCGGGGTGTCGTCCTGTCAAGGCTGCGGCGTGACGGCCTATCTCGAAGACTTGGACGACAGGCTGTGCGCTGAGTGCGAAGGCTCCGTGCTGCGGCAGTTCATCGGAGCGAGCGCGTGATCCGCTCATGCCTAGCGGCGAGTCGTCGCGACAGGAAGAAGACGAGGCATTGCCGCGCCTTCCTGAATGGCGTTGACGTCACTCGCGATTGTCAGGTGGCAGATGACCGAATTGGACGGGTGCTCTTGCTTAAACGCAACGAGGATGGCAAGCACTACGTTGAGACGAAGACACATCGTGTAGCGCGTGAGTGGCGGCACGGTCGAGTGGAGATCCGTAGGTCATGAGCGAAGGTCGGAAACTTCGGATCCTGCTGGTGCATCCAGGCGCGTCGTGGGCGACCGCTGATGTGTTCTGGGGGCTGTATCACGGCCTGAAGTTCCACGACGTCGATGTGATGCCCTATCGCCTCGATCAGAGGTTTGAGGCGGCGCGAGCCTCGCTGTACTGGCTGTGGCGCACGAAAAAGAAGACGGAGCCCAACCTCGAGCGTCCGAACGTCGCTGACATCAGTTATCAGGCCAGCATCAACGCACTAGAGATGGCGCTGCGGAACCGCGTGGATGTCGTGATCGTGGTGTCGGCCATGCTGCTGCATCCCGACGTCCTGATCATGATGAAAGAAGCCCACCTCCGCGTGGTGGTGCTGTTCACCGAGTCCCCCTACGACCACGATTCAGAAATGCGCGTGGCAAAGATCGTGGACGGCGGCTGGACGAATGAGCGCAGCGTCGTGAGCGAGTTCCGGAAGGTCAACCCGTGCTTCGGCTACCTGCCTCACGGCTGGGATCCGCTGGTGCATCGCACCGACACGCCGATCGATGACTCTGTGCCAGCGCACGACGTCGTGTTCGTCGGCACGGGGTTCCGTGAGCGTGTCCGGTGGTTCAACTCGATTGACTGGACCGGCATTGATCTTGGTCTATACGGTTCGTGGGCGCATGTCCGTTTAAACAAGCAGGTTAGGGCGTGCGTCAAGGACGGCCCGATCGATAACGAGCGTGCCACGCTGCTGTACCGCAAGGCGAAGATCGGCCTGAACCTGTATCGGACGTCGCAGGGCTGGGGACCGAACGCGCCGTCGATCACACACGCTGAATCCGTCAACCCGAGAGCCTACGAGCTTGCGACGGTTGGCACCTTCTCTCTCTCAGATTTCCGGTTGGAAGCCAAGGAAGTGTTCGGGTCTTGCGTCCCGATGTTCCGGACTCCAGCCGAGGCAGCAGCCCTGATCC